AGAAACATTGGTTCCGATTTTTAAGAGAAAAATATTATCATATATTAACCAACAAGATAAAGTAAAAAAATTATTATCATAATGGACAAAAAACAGATTAAAGAATTGGGTAATAAATTAAGACAACCGATTCACATTGATTATATCTCAAAGTATATCCTACGAATTCCTGAGGATGAAACAAGAACCGAATTAAATAAACTTCTTGATGAAAATGTAATCGAAGAATCTATCTATGCAAAAGATTACTATGTAATTAAAACCGTATAAATAAACAAAAAATATAATAAAATGAAAACTAAATTAGAGTACATTTGGTTAGATGGATATAGTCCCGAACCAAACTTAAGAAGTAAAATTAAAATTCTTGACCTACCACAAGATTTTAATTTAGATGACTTGCCGTTATGGTCTTTTGATGGCTCATCAACTAAACAATCTGAAGGTAATTTTTCCGATTGTATTCTCCGACCCGTGAGACTTTATCCATCATTTGATATTAGTCAATATCCAACTAATTATGTTTTGTGTGAAGTAATGGACCCAACAACAGGGAATGAACACAAATCTAATTTAAGGGTTGAAATCGGCTTAGAAGACGATTCAGTATGGTTTGGATTTGAACAAGAGTATGTCTTAAAGACTAAAGATGGTAACATCGCTGGATTCCCTGAAAAAGGATTCCCACCACCACAGGGTGAGTATTATTGCGGTATAGGTACAAAAAATGTTGCACAAAGAGAATTTGTGGATATGCACTTACAACTGTGTTTAAATACTGGATTAGATATTACTGGTGTAAATGCTGAAGTCTTATTAGGTCAATGGGAATACCAACTATTTTCCAAAGGTGCTATTAAAGCCTCTGATGACTTGTGGATGTCTCGTTATTTGTTGTATAAAGTTGCTGAGTATTATGACTTAATTATTGATTTGAATCCAAAACCAGTAATAACTGGTGATTGGAATGGTTCAGGAATGCACTGTAACTTCTCCAATGAAAGAATGAGAACTGAAGGTGGAGAAGAATACTTCAAATCTATTTTCAACGCATTTGAATCAAGACATGATGTTCATATTAAAAATTATGGTTCCGGCAATGAATACAGATTGACTGGTAAACACGAAACACAATCAATGGATAAATTCTCTTGGGGTATTGCTGACAGAGGAGCGTCAATTAGAGTTCCTATATCTACGGCATCATCTTGGACAGGATATTTGGAAGATAGAAGACCAGGTTCAAACGCTGACCCATATAGAATTGTTAAAGTAATTTTAGATAGTTTGAAATTTGCGGAAGAACTTATGAGTATGAAAAATAATATGAGTGATACTAATATTGATAATTTGAGTGAAAAGTTTGGTACACTATCAAATGAAGAATTACTCAATGAGTACCAAAATGATGAAGAATATGAATTAACATCTGAAATGATGGAGTCTAAGGCGAATACAAAACCTGAGGAAATAAAGTTTAATTTAAATGGCAAATAAAATGAAAAGTACAATAGTTGAATTAATACTTGCAGGTTGTGTTGGAATGTGGTTAGGTGCGATGATGATGTATCTAATGGTTATTAAACCACTTCATCAAGAAAATGAAGATTTAAAAGAGGTTATCCATCAACAACCAAAAATTGGGTTTTACGAAGAATTAAAACAAGACGAATATGAATGAGCAAGTAAATAATATGCCAGGACATAGAAATCCACCGACACCACCCGAAAAAGAACAAGTGAACCATCCACAACATTACGGAGGAGAAAATAATCCATACGAAGCAATCAAAGTTATTGAGGATTGGGAACTTGGATTTAGTTTAGGAAATACAGTAAAATATATATCACGTGCAGGAAAAAAAGGAAAAGATAAAGAACTTGAAGACCTCAGAAAGGCGCTCTGGTACTTACAACACCACATCGAAACCATTGAAAAAAACAGGTCTTAATAAAGAAATCAGTGTGTTTGATGCCATTACCACACCAAATGAATTAATACGTGAGACAGTTATTAATTTTATGTGGGGATTTCTTGGAAACTCTATTGTTGTATTTGCGTCAAAAGAACTGGACTTTTTAGTTTTAGTGAATTATATTATCTATTATATATTAATTTCTTATATTGTTAATAGAAAAAAATATGAAACAATGTTGGGTAAATTTATAGTCTTACCTGGTTCTGCGGCAATAGGAGCATTCACAGGATATAAATTGGCTCAATTGATAACTAAATTAATTTAAATGAAATGATAGAAACAGGAAAAATATTACAAGGAGATTGTATTGAGGTAATGAAAACATTACCATTAGGTTGTGTTGATTTGGTTGTGACATCACCACCATATAATGTTGGAATCGACTATGATACTCATGACGACAGAATGAGTATGGAGGACTATTGGAACTTCACAAGACAATGGTTGACCGAAGCCTACAACACATTAAAAGATGATGGCAGGATTGCCGTAAACATCCCATACGAAGTAAACGTGCAGGACAGAGGTGGACGAGTATTGTTCATGTCTGAGTTTTGGACCATCATGAAAGAGGTCGGGTTTAAGTTTTATGGTCTTGTTGACCTTGATGAGAATTCACCACACAGAAGTAAGACCACAGCGTGGGGTTCATGGATGAGTCCTTCAAGTCCTTACATCTATAATCCAAAGGAGTGTGTTATCTTGGCATATAAGAAAGACAGAATTAAGAAAATTAAAGGTGAACCACAATGGAAATCCGAAATGGTTGACATAGAACAAGAAGATGGTACCGTAAAAACTAAAGCCGTTTATCAAGATGAAGATAAGAAAGAATTCATGTCTTTGGTTTATGGTCAGTGGGAATATTTCGCAGACACAAGACAACAAACAAAAGCAACTTTCTCAATGGACATTCCATTGAAAGCCATTAAGATTCTTACATATAAGAACGATGTTGTCCTTGACCCATTCTGTGGTAGTGGAACAAGTATGGTTGCGGCAGAGATTAGTGGAAGAAGATGGATTGGAATTGAATTGAGTGAAAACTATAATAAAGTTGCACAGGAAAGGGTACAACATTTTATTGATAGGAATAAACAAATTGAAATGGAATTTAAATAAAAGGGTTTAATGACCCTTTTTTTTGTTTTATGGATATTTATTAATAAAATAATTAAATGGCGAACATATTAATAACTGAAAGACAACTTGAGTTAATTACTAAAGACGAGGTATTAAAGGATAGTCAGGATATTAATGAATCTGAGTGGTATAACACCGCTGGGGACATTTTAGGTATTGTTGACCCAACAGGTATTGTCGACCTTGTTAATGGTATATCTTATTTCTCTCAAGGTGACCACCTTTTTGGTTTATTAAGTATTATTTCAGTTATACCATATGCTGGTGATGTTGTTGCTAAACCTGTTCTTGGGGCTCTTAAAGTTGGTGGAGGTGCAACAAAAGGATTAAACTCTGCAATAAAATTAGCTAAAGTAGGTAAAACTGCTGAGGCGAGTGTTGCTTTGGGTAAATTAGCCGAAAAACCTGGTGTTGTAGGTAAATTTTTACAAAGTGCTAAATCATGGGCGCCTAAAGTATCATCAAAAATAGAACAACTACCTGCAGGACCACTCAAAGGGTTTAAAAATACAATATTGGATTATTTGAAATTATTAGAAAATGCTGGAGCAAAAAGTCTTAAATTTCAAAAACAAGCCGGTCTTCTCGCCAAAAACTTATCTAAAGCTGCAAAACCTGCGGAGAATATAAAGGGACTACAAACCATGTTGAAAAATGAAAAATTGTTTACAGGTTTAACCAAAAAAGGACCATTATCTAAAATATTTATAGGAGGAGCTCCAAGATTATTTGGTAACCGAGAGATGAGAATGTTGACAAGAAAAACAAAATTTTGGTTAGGATTTTTAGATTATATTGGAGTGGCAAATTTTGTTGGACCTGAAGAGTTAAGTAAGGTTATGAGTCAAGAAAATATTTCAAGAAAAATGGCCGAATATGGTCAAACTCCACAAGGAATTAAAAATGCTGAATCGGACTTTGGGGGTGCAAGTACTGACCAACCAGTTCAAAATCCTGTATCACAAGCCCCTGAATCTGCACCATCACCAGCAGCTTCAAATCCCGACCCAATTCAAGGTTTCATGTCTGATATCTTTGGAGGTCAATTAAAAAACGTGGCATTAATGGCAATATAATATATAAGAATGAAAGAAGAAATAATTTTAAAATTAGTCCAAATACAAAATCAATTTAGATTTTTACATTGGCAAACATTTGGAGACGCTAAGCATAGAGCTTATGGTGGGATATATGATAGTTTAGGAGACCTTATAGATAAATTTACTGAGACTATGATGGGTAAATACGGTAGACCTGAATTTGATGGAGAGTTTGGTATTATGTTTCAAGATATTAAATCTTTAAGTGTTCAAGACTTTATGGACGGAATTACTGAATTTTTAGTTTCAATGACAGACCAATTAGACCCAAGATATGATAGTGATTTGCTTAACCTTAGAGATGAAATGTTGGGTGATGTTAATCAATTAAAATACTTATTAACTTTAAAATTCTAACATGGCACAAAAAATAATTAAACTGACAGAATCAGATTTAACAAGAATTGTTAAACGAGTGATTGCCGAACAAAACAATTGGTGGGAACAAAAATCTATTTCTGAACAAATGAAAACCGTAAAACCTGAAATGGGAGGTAAATATTGTTTTAGTGATACTAAACGTAAACAAATAGAATCTCCAATTAAACAAGGTGGATTAAATGACCACTCATATGTTGTTTATAAAGTTAAAAAAGGAGACACTGTTGACGGTATAGCAAACAGAGGTAATTCAAGATATAATTTAGAAAAATCTAATGACTTATGTCCTGAAATTAAAAAAGATATGATTAAAGCTGGAGATGTTGTAATATACAGTTTATCTCCAAGTCAATAATTTGTAAATGAAAAGAATACTTAAAGAAACAGGAATAAGAGATATTTCAGCGTTAAAAGAAAGATATTCTAAGGCTGAAATATATTTCCACCAAGACTTGGATGGAGTGACGACTGCAATCGCAATGAAAAAATACCTTGAAGACAATGGTATTGATGTAGTAGATGCTCACATAATCCAATACGGTGACAAAGAATTCGCAGTTAAAAAGAACGATGCACAGGGAGACGTGATGCCAGTTCTTGTGGACTTTGCTCACGGTAAGCCAATGTTCGTAATTCATACGGACCACCACGACAAACAAGTGGGAGTTGAAAAGGGTACTTCAAAACAATTTAGAGGAGCTCGTTCAAATGTAGAAACAATATCTCAAGTGGTATCACCAAAAGATTTGTTTCCATCTTCAGATATTTTATTAATTAATACGGTTGATTCTGCTGATTATGCTAAATATGACATCACACCTGATGAGGTGGTTAATTACATTTATCGATTAGATAAAGACAAACCACTTCAAAAGAATAAAATGTTATTAGGTTTGGTTATTAATAAGTTATTATTGGCGTTTAAAAATATACCAGGGTTTTTGGAATCATTAGTTATGGATTCAGAACCATCTTTAATGTCTATTTTAAATAACATTAAAGATTGGATGAAAAGAACAAACGCCGCAAGTCCTGAAGAATTACAGAAGAACGCTGAGGGATATAAACAAAGTATGAAGAATTATCCAAGAGTTAGTGATAATATTATTTTTCAATATGGTGGTGGTAGCATGTTTAAACCTGGTTCTTATGATAGATATACACCATTCAGAAACAATCCTGATGCTGATTTTTTAATTATGGCATGGCCAATGGGATTGGTTCAAGCATCTTGTAATCCATTCAAAAAAGAAAGAGAATTAAAAGGTGTTAACTTGGGTGAAATCGCTAAAGAAGTTATAGGTAAATGGGAAGACCAATTAAAACAAAGAACAATTCCTCTATCAACTATTAAATGGGTTAGTGAAACTTCTGTGGGTCCTGAAAGTATTGGATTTACATTCAAAGATTTTGAAGCACTATATGGTGATAAGTTTACAACTATGGAAGGTGGTGAAAAAGTTTTAGACCATATTCAAGATATGATGGAAACACCATTCAAAGATTTACCTGAAGTGCATAGAGATATGTTAGATAAAATTGGAATCAACGCTTGGGATTTAATTCAATCAAATTCAGGCGGACACAAATGTATTACAAATATTTCTGGTTTAAATTATTTAGGTAGAGGTAAAAGACCACCTCAAGGACAATATAAGTATGATTCTGAGAAAGATGATTCACCTTC